ACGAATCAGCTGTTGAGTCGCTGCCGTCAGGCAACGACCCAGCCCGAGGTGAATCCGTATTCTTGGTAATCATTGACGAGATGGCGTTCTTGCCCAACCCAAGCGAAGCTTGGGCATCTATTGAACCAGTTGCCGACGTTGGTGGTCGCGTTATCTGTTTGTCCACAGCTAACGGTGAAGGCAACATATTTCACGAGCTATGGGTTGGTTCTCAAACCAACACAAATAGATTTACGGGAATCTTCTTTCCTTGGTCTGCTGGCGACCGTGACGAAGAATGGTACGAAGCCAAGAAGCGTGACTTGCCTGACTGGCAAATGGCACAAGAATATCCATCCGACCCAGACGAAGCCTTTATCCGTTCTGGTCGTCCTGTGTTTGATTTAGAAGCCTTGCGCGCGTATGAGCCCGAAGAACCAAGTCGTGGCTACTTACACAAAGGAATGGGCAAGGGTGTTTACGAGTTCAGGGAAGATGGTGGTGAACTTGCTGTGTGGGAGTTCCCCGAGCGTGGTCAAGTTTATGTTATTGGTGCTGACGTTGCCGAAGGTCTTGGTCATGGCGACTTTAGTTCTGCGCATGTAATCAATGTTGAAACAGGTTTGGTTGTGGCACATTGGCATGGTCATGTGGACGCAGACATATTTGGTGAAGAAGTTTTGTTTGCTTTGGGTTGGTGGTACAACCATTGCTTGATTGGTGTTGAATCAAACAACCACGGGTTGACAACCCTAAAAGGGTTGCAACGCGTGGGATACAAGAATCTGTTTCGTCAAAGACGGCTTGGTCAACGCAACCCAACAGTCAGCGAGACTTTGGGTTGGCGTACAACATCAGTTTCTAAACCTTTAGCCATTGATGAACTAAATGGGAACATGCGAGATGGTGCTTTGTACATTTCGTGCAAATCAACAATTGCCGAGTTGCGTACTTTTATCCGTGAGCAAAACGGAAAAATGCACGGCTCACCCCACGACGACAGAGTTATGTCTTTGGCTATCTGTAACCAAATGCTTAAATATGTTTGGCTACCTGAATACAGGATTACAATTGCCCCCAAAAAGAATACGTTTGATTGGTGGAGCCAACACATTCTGAAAGCCCCAAAACCAGGAAGACAACCAATCGGGGCACAAAATGTCAGAAAAGTAACGATTTAGGATTGTATTGATGCTTTCCATAACTTGCGAGAACTGTTCAACAGAGTTTTATGCACCAGAATTGCCAAGGCGGGGTGCTATTTGCTTTAAATGCCACATAGGCACGGTAAATCTAGGGTTTACGTACGGCAAAGAAGACTTCCATGGACCAACCATTAAGGAACGTCAGGAAAAGCAGGTTGCGGATGCCAAGATAAATGGCATTAACGCCGAGCCCGTTGGCAGTCGTTGGATTTAATGCCATGCCTGAAATCTGGGTTCCGATTGTCGTTGCCGTTATTACGGGCCCAGCAGTAGTAGTCCTGAGCAAGTTGCGCAAAGAGAATTCGGAACAACACGCAGAAGGTAGAGAGTTGCTACAAGCAATAGGCGCAAAGGTAGATAATGTCGGTAGTAAGTTAGATGAACATATTGGTTGGCACAAGGGTAAAGAGGATAAATAATGGCACGAATGACTAACACAGAAATCTTAAAGAAGTATCGAGAGAAGCTGGAACAGTCGCGCCGTTGGCGACAAGAAGAACGCTACGACGACCTTTGGAGTCGTCTAATTGATTTGTACCGTGGTAAGCACCATCGCACCGACATTAAAGAAGACCAGCTGTTGGTGAACATTGCGTTTGCAACTATTAACGTTATTTCACCTGCTGTATCTATCAATCACCCAAAAATTACTGTTAATGCCAAGCGACCAGAAGACGCAGATAAAGCTGTCGTGACGGAAGCCATTATTAACTATTGGTGGCAACATTATGGTTGCCAAGAACAATTCCGTCGTGCGGTTAAAGACTTTCTTATTTGCGGACACGGGTGGGTCAAGACTGGTTATCGTTACGTTGAAGAAGAAAAAGCAAAAGACGAAACACCGAACTTTGATTCATACGATGAATTAACAACGCCTGGTCCAGAAGCCGCCGTTGAATCAGAATTAATCATTAAAGAAGATAGAGCTTTCGTTGAACGTGTTTCTTTGTTTGACATGTATGTCGACCCAGACGCAACATCAATGGACGACATCCGTTGGATTGCGCAACGCACTCGTCGTCCGTTAGAAGACGTAAAGAAAGATAAGAGATACAATGCTTCGGCGCGCGCGGACGCGGCGCCTTCGCATTACTCAAAGTGGGGACAAGACCAGTTCCGTCCACGAATGTCAACAGACAAAAACAACTCATATGTTGAAGTTTGGGAATGGTACGACATTGACAAAAATACAATGTCCGTGTTCTGTGATGGTTCAGACAAGTTCCTTGTTTCACCGACAAAGATGCCTTTTTTGTTTGGACATCCATACACAATGATTCGTAACTATGACATACCAGATTATTTTTACCCAATGGGTGAACTGGAAGCAATTGAGCCACTACAACACGAATTGAATCTAACCCGTACACAAATGATGAACCATCGCAAACGGTTCTCTCGTAAATGGCTATACAAAGAAACAGCATTTGACACAGATGGTCGCAATGCGCTCGAATCGGACGAAGACAACGTAATGGTGCCAGTTGTTTCCGATGAGGGAATCAACAATGTAATTACGCCAATGCCGGCAGTAATTAACCCGCCAGAGTTCTACAACCAATCGCAATTGATTTCTGACGATATTCGTTCAGTCTCTGGACTTAACGAATATCAGGGCGGTGGAATGCCAGAAATCCGTCGAACGGCAACAGAGGCGGCAATTATTCAGGACGCTGCTAATGCTCGCGTTTCGGACAAGTTGGCAATCGTTGAAAAGAGCATTGGGGAATGCGGTCGTCGTTTAATTATGCTTGCACAACAGTTCATGACTGGCGAACAGGCTGTTCGTATTGTGGGCTCGGAAGCCTCTCCAATCTGGCTGAAGTTTGACCGAGATTACATTCAGGGTGAATTTGACTTCATTGTTGAGGGTGGTTCAACTCAGCCAGTCAATGAGTCATTCCGCCGTCAAATGGCAATGCAGGTCGTAGATGCAATGGCGCCGTTTGCTGGTGCTGGTATTTTGGATATGCCAAAACTTGCAACCTACGTTTTGCAATACGGTTTTGGCATTCGGGGTGCTGCCTCATTTGTGAACGCCCAACCAATGATGCCCGTACCACCACCTGGCGCAGAACAGGGTGGTCAACCAATGCCACCAGAGCAACCGATGCCACAGGGCGCACCAATGCCTCAAGGTCCACCTGTTGATATGGGGCCAATGCCACCAACGGGTGGCATGGCTATGCCGTCAAATATTCCGCCACAAATTCTTGCACAATTGCTTGCGCAGGGCGCACCGCTACCAAATACTCAAGGAGCTATGTAACGGTTTTGCGTTAGGTATAGAGCAAACCGTTGGAGGACTCTATGAGTAATGACAACACCGTTGATAGTGCAATTGAAGCCCCGATAGCAGAAACTGTTGGACAAGTAGAAGTTAGCACGGAAATAGGTGAAGCCCCCGAAGTAAGCACCGATTATTTTGCTTGGGACGAATACGCTGACAAACCCGTCAAACTAAACGTCGCTGGTGAAGAAATTGATGTACCGCTCAAGGAGGCGCTTGCTGGATACCAGCGTCAAGCGGACTATACCCGCAAGACACAGGAATTGAGTGAGCAACGGAAACAGGTGCAGTTTGGTGCTGCTTTGCAAGAAGCCTTGCAGAACGACCCAAAAAGCACTTTGGAATTGTTGAAACAACATTATGGTTTAGAAGAACAGCAATCGTCGGAAGACGAACTGTTATTGGACCCAGTTGAGAAACAGTACCGACAACTAGAATCTCGAATGAAAGCATTTGAACAAGAAAAAGCAATGCGGGATTTGGAGAAGACAGTTGAGTCTCTGTCACGGAAATATGGCGACGCATTTGACGCAGATGAAGTAATTGCTAAAGCTTTGGCTACGGGCAATTCAAATCTGGAAGCCGTCTATAAACAGACAGCGTTTGACCGTATCTTTGAACAAAGTTTGACCGCATCTCAGTTAAAAGCTAAGAAGGCGGAAGAAGAAAAAGCTATTGTTCAAGCGAAACGGGAAGCGACTGTTGTGTCCAAGGGCGCTTCAGCTAAAAGCGCCGACGTGTCTTCCAAGCCCGTAACCACACTTCGCGATGCTTTTGAATTGGCGAAACGCCAAATTAACGGCTAGCACTAACAACAGGAGATATTACTATGGTCGCTGCCAACAGCAACTTTGATAATCTATTAACAACAACGCTTGCAAACTATCGCTCGACGTTGACCGACAACGTATTCACCGCACGTCCTTTGACTTACAAGTTGATGGAGGGTGGCCGCATTCGCATGCTTAACGGTGGCACAAAAATCGTTGAGCCTCTAATCTACGGACAGAACAGCACAGTTGGTTCGTACAGCGGATACGAGACACTTTCGCTCACACCACAAGAAGGCATCTCAGCAGCTGAGTTTGAGTGGAAGCAATATGCAGCTTCCATC